TCAAGAGTAGCAAAACTAGTAAGGGTATAATCAAAGCAATCGAAGACCACGGCGTTTCCATCTCAGACCTAAACAAGAAACACTTTAAGAAATCTACAAAGGTTGTCAAGGAATTCGTTGAAGAAATGGATGAAAAAAGAGATGAACCAGAAGTAGTTTTTGATTTTAAAAGTGGACGAGATGCAAAACAATTTGCAAAGGATGTCGAGAATTCTGGTGTAGGGCTGGCAAACTCTGGTGTCGAAAGATACAAGGGCAAGTATAGAGTCGTTATTACTGGTATGACCAAAGACATGCACAAAAAAGCAATTGGGAAATACGCACATAAGAACAAAGGTGAATTCTCTCATTCAAGTTCTGAAGTAACACCCAAGGGATATGGCCCATATGATGAATCCGTTACAGTAAATGAAGAAACTGAGTGGACATTATCCATCGATTTTAACAGAACTATGACTGACCCAGAACTTATAGCACTGACAAAGAAATTCAAAAAACATTATATCGGACACGGGTCAGATAGATTCGGTGGTTCTGATATGGGATTTGAAGGACCAAAATCCGATTTACTAAAAATCAAACAATATATTGAAAAAGTATTCAAATCACAAATAAACAAAAAGAATACATTTTTCGCGGAGGCATAAATTTGGCCTTTTTATAAAAACTGGCCTTTTTATGGTTTTTCGGTTCACAAATTCTCCTAAATAGTATAGTAGGAGTATGAAAAACTTATTTAGGTATCTCTCAGTATCTTTGTTATTGTTTTCTGGGTGCAAAGTCCCTCAGGCGTCCATCCTACCCCCTCAAATCACAACCGATATTGTTATCGATATTACACCACCAAAGGTTTCAAACCCTCTTGACAGGTGGTTCACCCCAACAACAAAAGAAAACGACCCATATCCATCTGTAGGTTCTTTACACAGAAAAGATGGTTCTATGATTGGTTCTGCAATTCTCATAGAGAAGGATGTTGCTCTAACGGCTGCACATTGTTTAGACGAAGATAATATCTTCTCATTAGTCATAGGTGAAGAAGAAATTATGGTGAAGAAAACAATCCTACACCCTAGTTATAGCACTTCATCCTTCTCTGTGAGTGACGATATTGGTTTAGTATTTCTTGAATGTGAAAGTGTATATGAACCCGCAACAATTGGATGCGTAGAGTGGATGCACAGATATCAAAACATCACCACAGTAGGATATGCACAGGGATATAAGAAATACAGTAAAAGGTGGGTATTTACCTACTTTGGCACATTAGTAGAAGAACCAAACGAAATTAAATTTATACCACATGGTGCAAGTGTATGGTTCGGAGATTCTGGTGGTGGAGTGTTCGCAAAATTTGAAGGTAAGGAACATGTCGTAGGAGTTATAAGCACATTCACTATTATGCGTGTGTTTGAAAATAAAGAATTGGTTACAGAATGTTCTGCAATGAACATCGCAAAATATCTAGATTGGATAAAAGGGAGCATCTTACATGAACAGATGGAACAACTTGAAGAAGTTACTACGAATGGAGGGTAGTGTCGTTGGAAATATTACAACTGGTGCTGTTGTTGTTACTGGCTTTATTGTCGGGTTATATGTCGGACGATTCCTCTTAAATATTTTTTGAAAAGGCAAGGCTAGAATAAATGAAACATATACATAGTCATAGTGAGCAAACTAATAAATCTCATATAAAAGCAAAACACCGAAACCCTTTATGGGAATCGGTGTTTTTTCATATTTGACTGATAGGCAGTGCAGGAGTCGTTACTCCATTCATTGCACTAGGGATTGGACTTGGAACTTCGCTACCTTAGAATCGTCAAAAAATAAAAGAAGCACTTTTGACTTGTGGACATTAGTGCTTCTTTTATTTATACTAAATAGTATTAGAGAAAGGTTATATTTATGATTATTGCAGGAATAGATTATAGTTTAAGAAGTCCGTGTATATGTGTATTCGCCGGTGAAGCAGATGAAGCATTTTCATTTAATCGTTGTAGTTTTCATTTTCTTACCGACACAAAGAAATATGCTACATTCTTTTTGAGTAATATATACGGTGAAAGATTTCAAGATTGGAATCAAGACCTTCAGAGATACAAATCAATTGCCGATTGGTCTATGGACCAACTAGTTGGCTGTGAACAAATTGCAATTGAAGGGTATTCAATGGGAAGTAAAGGTAAGGTATTTAACATTGCAGAGAATACTGGAGTTCTAAAATATAAAATTTATAATCTAGGAATACCTCTTGAAGTAATTCCGCCTACAACCATAAAGAAATTTGCTACTGGTAAAGGTAATGCAGATAAAAATGTAATGCATAATTCCTTTATGGCAGAAACTAGACAAAATTTGAGAAAAAGTATCACACCAGATAAGAAGAAAATTGGCAACCCTGTTTCAGATATTGTTGATTCTTATTATATTTGTAAATATTTACACGAAAAGATTATTCAGAATTCTACAAAAAGTTAATTCTTATTTGTTCCAACCATTCTTGATTTTGATTTTGGATATAATGTTTTTAGTCATATTACTAGTCAATCTTGAAGCAATACCATCCTGACCAAAGATTTCTTTTCTCTCTTTTTCGGTGAGTTTGTCTTTCATCGCTTCTACGAGTTGAACAATCTCTAACATTGCTTTTTCGTTGTTCTTGCCGTTGAGTAGCATAAATCCAACAATAACCACCGTCAATAAGAATCCACCCACAAACACATATAGTCCAACTTGTGCCATTTCCTCAAGATAGTATTGTGATGCTGTTGCAAATCCTACGGTAAGGAATCCGATTGCTAATATCGTTCCACCTAGTTTTCTGCTGACCCAGAACATTACAAATGCACCACCCACGATTAGTGCGAAACCAACAGTGAAGAACAATGCAATGTTCTCGTATAAGTTTTCTAGTGCTTCTTTCCTAACCTCTCGGTCGGATTGTTCGTATTCCGCAACGAGGTCCTCTAGGTCCTCTATCTGACCAACTGCGGCTGAAACTCGATTGTTCGCTTGTTCTAAATCCTCTAATGCTTCGTCTATTCTTATTTGCTCTTGCTGTGCATCGTCCACTGTTTCCTTGATACCCTCTGCGGAATCCTCTATGCTTTTTAGAGTCGGGTCGATGTTGTAGTTTTTGTCCTCTGGAACTAGTGCGATGTCGTTGAGAATTGAATTTGCTTCCTCGTCTATCTTTTCCAAATCGTTCCCAATGACCTCTGATGCGTTCGTGATTTCGTCCGTCTGTTCCTTCTGCTCTCTCACCGAATCCACGACTGTGCTTGATGTATTTGCTGGACTCTCGTTGCTTATCTCTTGGAACATCTCGCATCCTGTGGTCGCTATCAACGATGCGAACATTATTGCGGTTATCATTATGTTTTTCATTCTTTACCTCCGAATCTGCATATACACTTACGCATGTTAAACTAATTGTCAATGCTATCGTCTGTTCTCTTTGAACCTAATAATTTCAGTGTCGTGAATTTTAAAAGGCATCCTTATTTTCTTAACAAAAACAGAAACTCTTTGTTTTGGCTTCTATCGTCAGTAGCCCAATCATCTGTCCATGTCATATTAGCCATCACATTTTGTTTATAATCTAACTGAATAACTTCAACAATTTTGCCAGAGTTTTCAAGCACCTCAATCAGTTCTTCTTTCGTTGCTCGTCCCTTGTTGCTATAAGATAGAAGTATCCACTTGCTCTGAATCTTTTGAATAAGACGATCAATTGCATTAATCGCTATGTATCGACCATCATTATCCTTTCTGAATTCTTCAAAAATTGAAATGCCAACTTTATCAGAAGAATCAGATCTGCGCTTAGCCTTTCCAAATAGATGAGGCTTATCATTCAAGCACACTGTTTTCCAAATATGATAGTAGGAAGAATACCGTACCCTAGATGGAGGCATTTTTTCATTATTTGAACCATAAGGTGGATCAAGATAAGCAAGATCGACTTCAATACTTGGAATCAAATCAAAAATATCTTGGCTGTACACTTGGTGGTCACGATGAGTCTTGAAAATCTGTGGCACTTTTAGTTCAATATCATTATATGATCGTTTTGACCACTTTCTCAGATATGACACCTGGTGCCCTAAAGTGCTATCAACCTTGTCTAGCGCCAGAATCAGGCTTGTAATTGCGACCGCTTTTTCTATTTCCCCTAAATTGAGACAATCTATTTCTTCACGAATAGCATCCAGTTTCATGGTGTTCTTATATTGCCATGGACATTTGAGACCTAATTTTGAGCATTTTGAAACTTCAGATTTTTCGATTCCTCCGTAGTGTTCGGTAAACCATCCTTCTCTTGGTTCGAGATTATTTAAATGGTCTACGAGTCCTTGAAATTTGGACGGAGAATTATTGGCTAGCAAATAACAGGTGCCAAAGGTTTTTGACCAAACATTGATGTCGTTGGAGAAAACTTGGTAGCCTGTTTTTGCAAAGGCTTGGCTGACTCTAGTAGTTCCAGCAAAAGCGTCCAGCACTGTATCCGCTTTTGTTTGTGATGCCAATTGAAGAATGGGTTTGATTAATTTCAGTTTCGATCCAGTGTATTTAACGCCTTCAGTTTTAGGCGTGGTTAATTTGGAATCGATGAACATAGAAGTTTGCTTCATCTGATTACATTTTCCTCCGCAACTGGCCGGACTAGATATGACATTTCGCCCGTTTTATTGTTTTGTATTACTATAGATTTTGATGGATTTCTGTGGTGGTATGTTCTAATCTCACAATTACTAAATTCATCCATATTCAATTTCTTTGACCATCTTTCATGTTTATTTCTGCCGTGCATACATTTGCAATATTCATCATTTGTTATAGAAAATACTTTATTGCCGGCAAAGGTATCACTTGATTCCTGAACAGATTCATTCTTTGATGCTTCTGCTGTTGTGCCTTTATTGTTTTTTCGTCTATGAGTTTTTTGATTTTTCTTAGATACGGGCGGTTCTCCGTCAAGTCCTGCAACATTGCCACCACTCGCATTATTGGCAATTGCCACTTCTTCTGAGAATTCATTATAATTTTTCATTTCTTCCTCCGTTACAATATCGTTATCTACTTTATATAAAGGAACACCCAAACAATAATCAAATGGTTTTATTGCTCGAACCACTTCATATTTCTTTCCTTCTCTTATATAGGTGCCAGGTGCAATTTCGCCATTTAAAAATGACTCATTTAATTTCATATTATATCCGTTGTCTTTCAAATAATCCAAAAATACTTCTTCAATCATTGTGGCTTCGGATTCGCCATATTCTTCTTTTATTGTTTGTTTTATAAACCAGAGGGCTGCCGCAAAAGAACCGATTCGACTATTCAGAACAGGAACTTTATGCATTATTTTCTTCAACTTATAAATTAGATGATGAAATATGTTATATGCTTTTTTTTGTTCCGATGAAAAGTTTTTTCTTTTGATTAGTTGATTACCATCTTTGTCCAATACGCCAGTCTTATATGCATCCGTTTTTTTGAATGGAGTAGACAGAATTTTCAAAAACTTATATGCAACAAATGCATTGAATATTCCCATTACAAAGCCCTCAATGCCATAATTATTTTATTGTCTAATGGAATTTCATCCATAATGCCGTCCTCTGGTATAAATTCTAAAAATACTAAAAAGGTTTTCAAATAAATATGTAATTCTTTTTCCAATTTAAACATTAGTATTCTGCTTGCAACTTTAGGAGTAAATAAATTTCCTAATATTATGATGTGATTCAGTATTAATCGTTCTCTCAATTCTTTTGTTTTACTATATCTTCGAAGAAGTCTTTTTATATACTTGATTCTGTTTATGTCTTCATTAAATTCTTCCATATTACAACATTCAGGATTTTCATAATGCTTTATTGCATACATCAAAAAATTAGAATCTGTTATAGGTTCGTCAAACATAATAATCATAATAAAATATTATTTTAATTAGCGGCTGCTTCTGCTTCAGCCGCTCGTTTCTTTCGTTCGTCATCCCTTTTCTTTTTATCAGTTATTTTTTTGATGTTCTCTTTGGATTTTTCCATTGCTTCTTTCTCTTTTGCAATATCCACTTCAACACCTTCTTCAACAACACCTTCGGCAGCCACAGGAACGATGGATGCATCAAGTTTCCATAAACCACTATCTGTTTGATATGCTTCGCACCGAATTACCAATCCGTGGCCTAAACGGTGTGTGATACCATCATCACTGACAACATCACCCTTCTCCATATCCCATCCCCATCTTCCACCAAACTGTGTTAGGACATATTCATTAGGCCCTTCACTCACATTATTTCTTGTGTATTCGAAGTCAAATCCAACCGTATTCAACCTTTGACGAAGTTCAACAATAGCATTGTTCACATCAATATATTCTTTATCGGTATATGCTTTGATAAATCCATTGATTTTTTCAAGAATTCCTGGCTTTTCAATTTGATAAATCGAATCGGGTGAATGGCCAGCAAAACTATTGTCCCGCTCACCTGTTGGGGTGTATGGACCTTCACCGGCCTCTTGAATATTTAATTTTATTTCATCGTATCTTTTCATTTTAGAAATTCCTTATTTTCTATAGACAATTATATTTATATAATTAATCTTTTCTCCATTTATTATTATCCCTGCCTCGGTTCTTATTAGCAGACATCACTCTTAAATTTCCATCCGAATTATTTTGCGGATTTCCATCTTTGTGGTCTACATCCTTCCCATCACCCTTTTTGCATTTACCTTCTTTTTCTAGTTTTCGCCTTGCAGTTACTCTCTTGCTTCTATTTGCTCTTTGTTCAGGTTTGCTGTGATATTCTTGATACTCTTTTTTGTAATCTCTATCCTTCTCTAATATATCTTCAAAGGAATAGTTTATATCATCTGACAATGTTGCAATATTTGTTTTCTTGTTATATGAATATTCTGATGGTTTTCTTCCATCCTTTTTTGCTGCCCTGTCTTTTGCTCTTTCGCCCGCACTCATACTATTTCGTTTCTTACCTTTTTGAGTAAGTTCTTGTGAACCGTTTTTCAATACTCCATTTTTCTGAAGTTGTGAAGTTGCTGTAGCAAATGCCTGTTTCTTATCCATCCCTTTTGCCATTAGTTGTTGTACTAAACGGTCTAAAATTTCTGGTTCTCTAAGAAGTTGAACATCTTCTTTCAATGAAAATTTCTTATTGACATTTACACTATAATTCAAGGCCTGTAGGAACTTTTTGCCCAACAAAACAGGATATACATTCTCTTTTCTATCTGCTAATGAAAAATCAACATCTTTATATGTTATACCATTAATTTCCATATCAAGTTTTACAACATGTCGTTTTCGCCTCTCGCCGGCACCTACATGAATATTGACTATATCGTGATATGGTTTTGTCATGGTGTCTTTACCAAACAAATCAAATGTTACATTCTTACCTTTAATTTTTACATTTTCGGCGTGAACAGAATTGACTGAACCATTACCTGTATCTAATTTTGCTTTCATCTTTTTACCTGAAATTTTAACATACTCAACATATCCAACATCTCTGCTTGTAAAACTCCAATTTTCTTTATCGGTAACATACTGCACTATATGATTTACAAGTTCTTGCCCCTTTGTTATATTTTTTGAACCTTCATAATATCCTTGATACTCATTCATCCCTACGCCTGGTGAACCATTTACTTCTAATGCATATATTTTACCATTCACTAAAATGTGGTCTACACCACAAAAATAACATCCAGACATTTTTGAAACATTTTTTACGAATTCTATTTCTTTATCCGAAAGTTTATGGGGTTTTGTTTTATTTCCTAATGATTTGTTAGTTCTAAAATCTTTTGAACTTTTCATTCGTTTTGCGGAAGCAACAATGGCGCCATTTAATATTAATGTTCTCACATCATATTCAATGTCCATAAACTCTTGAATAATAACCTCTGCATCAAATTTCCATAAAGATTGTAATACTGATTTTAGAGATTCGTATGAATCTACTTTTGAAACGCCTATACCTTCAGCACCTGTTAGTGTTTTTACAATAACAGGGAATTTACCACCAACCTTTTCGTGTGCGATATTAATAGAACTTTCATTGTTTACAAATGATGTTCGTGGCGATGGTATACCATTTCGTTCAAAAGACAATGCAGTTGCTAATTTATTTTGACAAAACTTCATTGCTTCTGCACTATTGATAACAAACGAACCTGCCTGTTCGAATATTTGTACCAAACCTAAACCGCCGTGTGTTGTGATTGCTGAACCACGAACAAATACAATCACCGAACTAAGGTCTAATTTCACCTTACGGTTTTCTCCATCATAATTGTGAATAGTTACAGTGCTTTTTGTTGAATCTTCATCGGCAACATATGCTTGGTCTGTGAGAATTGGATAAAACGGAATTCCAAGTTTCTTACAAGATTTTTCCATTTTTGCTGCCGTTCCTGATAAATTATCATCTACTTGTTTGGTTAGAACAACAATAGTTGGTTTTAGTTTGTCATTATTTTCAAGTTCACTAAAGGAAATAGTATTAGATTCTTTTATTCCCATTGATTTTCTTAAAGCATTGAATATTTTCTTTACTTCTCTGTCTGCCGCACCTGACGGCATACTTCCTTTGAAAGAATCATAATCTCCATCTGAAGCAAATTGCCGTATTTTAGTTCCAGACACACCCGCAACTCCAGATGCATCGGGGTCTCGTTCCCCTGCACTCATTACTTCAAATTCAAAATTCAATGCCAACTTTGGATTTTTATGAAACAAATATGGAGTTACTGTCTTTTTGAATTCAGCAACTCGGTCAGAACCCACAACAAGAATGACTTTAGTGTATCCTTGATTGCTAAACTTTTTTAGTGCATAGAATGGATTTATTATTGTTTTATCGTTTACTACTGTAACTTTACGAAATGTTTTTTTCATAAAACTAACTTTATCCTTATGAGATAAAGGATTAGTTTTACCACTCTCGGCTGGACTAGGAAATACCATAGCATCGCCTCCAACTCTTGAAGCAATGCTAGAAACTTTATCTATAAGAACTTGATGGCCAGCAGTAGGTGGTTGAAATCTACCAAAGGTAAATACCACTGTCTTATCATTCTTCTTTTTCTCGAATAATTCGTTATATGATATCATTCAACCACCTATTTTTAATTACTGATTCCAAGGAAATTTTGATTTTACCCAGTTCCACATTGGTGCGCCAATAAATGCGCCTGCTATGAATACCAAGGCGGTAAACCAAATTGTTCCTAAAAATCCTGCTGTACTTGCTAATGTTGTCATAATATTTTCTCCTTATTATTTTTTATTAGACTACTTATATTTATACTAGCCAGTTACCCAACTTTTAGCCGCGTTGAAATTTTGTCTAGAAAATACTAACCTGTCTACTAATTTTAATGCTTTTCCTGTATCATCTATTGCAACAAACCCCTCTGGCGCCGTTACTTCAAATCCATCATCTGTTTGTATAAATGTTCCTATAGATTTGACTTTCTGTAATTGTTTAAGTAATTTCATTTTCACCTTAGTAAGAACAGAGTGCAATTCGAAAATAGAATTCAATTTTGTAGAATTTTTGGATAAATATCCAATTGTTTGTTTTCTTATTAATTCTTTTCGATTCTTTGCCTTCTCCGTCTTGAGTGCATCTATGGCTGTCTGCATCTTGTTGTCTATATGACTTATAAACTCCTCCGCCGACATATTTGAAATTCCATTTCTAATATTAGAATTACCATAGATTTTTACTTCTCCTATGATGTTTTTGTGTCTAATCAAATCGTCCATGAACTTCTTACTAGGACCAAATAATTGATTTACTTGTGCAATCAATTTTGTCATATCCTTAGTATCACTTTTAGTGAATGTTGCTTTTCCGTGTACATCCCTGAATGTTGCATCATCATACCATACCTTACTGGTTTTCTTTAGAGACCTAATGCTTGGATTGAATGATGCTTTCATACTACTCATATCTTTACCTGTATATTCTGTATGAAATATAATACCAATATTAGCGGCTTTTATTTCTCTTGCTGCCGGGCCACCTTCTGCTACTGCGTATGTAATTGTGTTTGGTGTAAATGTTATATGCTTCACACCGTCAATGTCTGCATTACCTATATCACCAGCCGTAAACATCAAATCTCCCTGAATGACCCCTTTTATTCCCAACTTGGAAAGATGTTGAAGTGCAATCTTTAATTTTGAAGCAAGGTCACCACTATGGTTGGAATCTATATCTGCATTGGTATAGTTGATTTTTGGTGTTTTTGCATTGAAAACACTTTTAGTACCAACAAAGAATTTTCCGTTCTCTGGATTCTTACCACAAATGATTGCAGGCGCACCATCCCACTTTACCGTAACATTTACACCACTTGAACTATTTCCACTCAACATTTTTGCAACAGATTCAACAAATCGAATCGCATCTTGAACGCCGGCAGAACCTTCATTAAATACAGAATCTTCGAGATGTTCCATATGAAGATTCTTGGACTCTGATATGAATTGTCTAAACGATGAAATGGCCATTTATATCCTTTATTGTACTGTTATATATAGTGTATAGAGAATATTCAATTACCTATATACTATGAACAAACCCCCTATAATGATGGAGAAAACATATGGCTTATAAAACAGGGCAATCATTTGCCGCAAGTACAAACAATCATCCCAAACACCATGCACTATTAGTAGTTGGTGCTGCCGCAGGTAAAACCGCTGGTGTTACTCTTTATTCTAGTGATGGTGGTACGGGTGCAACCGTAATTCTTTATTCTGGTGCAGAATCTAAGGTTCTTCCATTTCAAATAAAGAATACAGGTGTACTTGACGGTATTACACTCTACGGACTTGCTTGAGAACAAACATCTGTATAATACTCAGTAATACAATCGAATAAATCTTTGACATAATCAATAGGATTACCTTCAAAAACTTGAACTTCGCCGCCTTCACAAGAAATGAGGATTGCGAAGTTTTCTATTTTCTGTCCTGTGCGTTCTTCCCACATAAGAGCATATGCCGTTGCTTGCATAAAGTAGTTGTGAATGTCTTGTCTGCATTTCTTTTTGGTTGATGCTTTGAAGTCAATAATTGATAATTTACCATTATATTTTGCTAGGCAATCTAACCGTCCTGCCAATGGGACTATTTCACCCCATAGTGCAGATTCTTGTGCATTTATTTCGTCTATATTGTGGAGGATGGGTCTGATTTGTTCAAATAACATCTCACTCAGTTTAGAATGTTGTGGTAAAACATAATCTTCTTTGTTTTGTAGATATCTTTCTATGATATCATGAAAATCGTTGCCACGACTTAGAACCCTTTTGGATTCTTTTTTGTTGTTTTCTCGCCATCCTGCAAAAAACTCTCGTTTTGCCCATCCTGTTACCGTTGTTACGGATGGAAGGAAATCACCATTTGGCGACTTATAAAACCTTTGGCCATTGGCCTGTTTTACCTCTAAGTCATCATCGAGGTTTTGTATTGGTTCGGTATGTTCAAATATCTTAGATTCTGTTTTCATTTTCAATTTCACTGTATTCATCCTATATTATACACTATTTATATACTATTGCAAATCCTTCTTGCAACATTTTCTCGTTTATATTAGTCCCATCTTTCAATATGAGATTGCCAATTGTTCTTCCGTACTTTCCCGTTCGATTATAAGTTGTAGTTGCCAGAATAAAAGAAGGTTCAAGATTATCTTCAAGCCATTTCTTTGACTCTAAACCTTTCTTCTTTTCTTCTAAATCTCTTGTTCTGGTTTCTGGCGCATCTATGCCGGCCAATCGTACTCGTTCTTTGATTCTTATATCAAAACCAAGGTCTATCCAGCAATCTACTGTATCGCCATCAATTATTCTTATCAATTCAGCATTATAATGATACATTGATTATGACCGTGTTATTGTGAGTATTCTATTTACCTGTGTTTTACAAACTTCTGCTCTATTGGGCCATTTGATATATTCTTTGTCTGGGTCTTTAGTCAAATGTACTAATAGAGGAAGAACCAACTTTTCAATATCTTTTAGTTTCTGGTTATATTGTTCGTTCAATTGACCTTTGCGTTCTTCGACTTCATCGATGACTGCACGAATGCTTTCAGATTGGTCTGATACTGCGGAAAGCAATTCAGCATTCTCCATTGCAAGAATTTTGTCAAGTTTATCTTCGATTCGTTGTGTGTCAACAATATCACTAAAATCTTGTGGTGGGTCTGATTGGTTGATTAGTGCTGTTAGTTTTGTTTCTAATGATTCAAACTTTGATTCTAAAATTTCTGCGATGTTGCCACTAAGTTCTTCTGTATCTACTGAAGAAATTGGAGGACTATCTGTATCTGTAGATGCCTCGTATGCATTATACTCGGCTTCATCTACTGTTGTGAATCCAAAATCGTATTCACTACTTAGGTATTCTTCTGGTATGTTTTCTTGAAAGTCTGCCATGGTTTATCCTTTATTGCTATACTATATGTATATCTATTTTATCTTGTCCACACTTGAAAGTAGTTCAAAATTATGTTCACACGATTCACAATGGTATTCATATAATGGCATTATCTAATTGTCCTCTTTCTTTTGTTTAGGAGTTTTGCAACTTTCCTTGCAACTTCTCCAACTTGGTCCACTTTCTTTCCTGATTCTTTTACTTGGATTGCTCGTTCACCACGATTGATGATGATATAATAGTCACCATTGGC